GCACGTTTAAGTGATCGTAGATCGCTCTCCATTGATTGGAATGCGGATTTACCCCGATAGCATGATTTAAGCTAATAAACGCTTTCGAATAAGCTTCTTTGAAGTCGCCAAACAAGGCAGCATCGCAGATAACTTTATCGACCGGTATACAATGGAAAACACGAGTTTTTCCTTGTTCCACTGCAGAGATTTTAATCTGCGCGTCTTTAAGCTTTGAATTGCTGAACGAAATAGTTCGTTTGCCAACTTATGCGGCTTCGAGTTTTTGAATAACTCGTTTTAACAGTTTAACACCGTTTTCGTCATCTCGAAATGAAATAATTCCATCGTCGTTTTGAAGAAAATCACTCTTCTTCGTACAACCAGGAAGTTCATTCCAAGGTAACCCGCAAGCTTTATCAAGCTCCATTCCAGTACAGAACTGGTTTTCACGTCCACCATTGAGTCCTCGCTCAATTATATCCTTTAAAGCTAAGGGTAACATAGTGATATGCCCAATCTTAGCCGACATTTCATCAATAATCTGCTGTTCAGCGAGAAGTAAAGTTTCGATGTCAATGGAAGGTAATGTTTTACACATTACCCCATTAGGAATCAATAGTAGAGATTTCTCTCCTAATTGATTCGTTGGAAGATCAATTTTGATCCGAGGATCATAGGCGTCTAAAGGCCCTGGTTGAAGTTGTTCTTCAAATTCCTCCGAGAAGGGAGAATAAGACCAATGTGCCAGTGATTTAATTCCGGCTGGACGTGTTGAGAATTTGTACTTTCCAAGGAAAGTAACTTCCGATCCACTAGGTAAATCGGTCGGAGATCCTTTGACAATTAATGTTGAAAATTTATCGTCACTATCTCCATGTTGCTTAAATTCAAGCAAATCTTCTTTCTTGAGGATCGAAGCATACCAATGACTTGGTGTTCCACCGGAATGAAAACCCAAAAGCTTGGTTTGATGGCGATCGTGGAAGGACATTACTATACCTCCACAATCTCCCGGCTTTGCGAGACCAACGCTGAGGTTCAATTGAGAAACCTCTACATAATCTCGCACTTCCGATTCGCCATTTATCAAGTAAGCTGTTTTGCCCTTGATATGACTTCGACCGATAGCCGAAATCCCCGATGAAGGCAAGAAGCACAAACACGATTGATCCGCGGCTAATGAAAACCACGTTTTCTCATCGCAAAGATGAGTTTCCAGAGACCTAAATCTATCTGGAACTGAAGACATATTAACTGCAGAACAGTTTATTTCTCTTAATCGCTTTAACATTTCGTCTTTACCGACAATTCTAGCAAATCCGATGTCACGAATAACATCAATCCGAGCTACTTCACACATTTGATAGTGTGGAGAACCCTTGTCTTTATAACGCCAAAACCTAACAAAATCACCAACTGCATAATTATGCGCGTTAAAAATTATCTGGCTTAGATGTCCGAGACCGTGGGTATTCTTCCCCACTCGTTCTGTATCGAGTTCTGTTAAAGGAACACGAGACATGAACACTTGATGATTGTCAACTAGCGTTCGATGGAGTTGAATGCTATCGGCTGCGCCATTTTCTTCAAAGGCAATTTTGATGTCACCATCATTGCGCTCTTTAAGACCTAAAATATCTTGAGAGATACTAGTAAGATCTTTGAGCATTCTCCGTGTGAAGTGTTGTGGTTTGCCTTGAATAATCGTGGTCAGACCCACCAGACACACCTTCACATGGAAAATATCGCCAATCTTTCGAAAATCAACATCGCCTTCCCAATCGCAAATATCGAGATCCTTGAATAAATCCAAGTAATCGGTATAGCGATCGCAGACTTCATCAATTCCTCCAACAATGTTGAATCGGATTTGAGGAGCAAAAACTTCCTTCTTGTTAACTAGCATAGTGATACGCTTAGCTCCCACAAATTCAGTCTTCTCCAAATGGAAATCATCAATGTCTTCCACTCGAATAGCGATGTGCGTGTTCTTATTGCGAATAATCGTTGCATGATGAGATTCATCAAACTGATCTTCGCGGAGCAACCATTCGATTGCCTTGTCAGTGTAAATTGATTTATCTAAGTTAAGACAACCAACTTTGTACCAGTTATCCTCATCTTCTTCGT